CCGCCATATCAAACGCCACCCCCATAGTCGCCGCGTCTTTGGCATAACTTAATAGGTTTTCCCGTGCAACACCGGACTGTCCACCGGCGGCAACGATAGCGGCGATTTCTTCTCCTGCCATCGGGATAGTGCGGGTAAGTTTTAAAATATCGTTACCCATTTCTTTGAACTGCTCCGGCGTGTCAAAGTTAACGACTTTTTTTACATCCGCCATTGCACTTTCAAATTTGATTGCCGGATCAGCAAGGCCACGAATAGTTGCCATAGTTGCGGTTGCAGAGGACGCGAGCGTACTAAAACTTGCAAACCCGGTTTTTGTTAATGCGCCCATTTTCTGCGTGGTGCTTAGCGTTTGGTCTTGCAAGATTTTAAAACTGCTACAAACAGAGCGGATACCTTTAATCGCACCGCTTACGCCTGCTGTGATCACTAAACCGATTGCTAATTTATTCGACATCGTTTATAGTCCCGTTTGATTGATAAGGAGGTGAAAATGAAAACTGAAAAACTGGTGGAGAGTGTGCAAGCTGTGGTGTTTTTATTTGCCTTTGGCGGTTATGGATATAGCCTTTACCACTTCTTATCGTTCTATACCCAAAACAACGACCTAAACTGGGTTTCTGTCGGGTTATCCGCCTTTTTATTTATGTTGCCGTGGGCATTACTCGGTGCTTTACTTGCCTTTGCCGGGAAAGTCGCCATCACCTCCCTAATAGGGATTTTCACCACCGCCCAAACGCTGTTCAGACATTAAAAACAAAGCCGCTTAAATAGCGGCTTTNTAAAACTGACAGAAAATGTACAAGTTGTGGCGTTTTTATTTGCCTTTGCCGGTTATGGATATAGCCTTTATCATTTTTTATCGTTCTACTCCCCAATAAACTGGCTTTCTATTGGGCTATCGGCCTTTTTGTTCATGTTTCCGTGGGCCTTAATTGGTGTTCTACTTTATTTTGCCGGGAAAGTTGTTATCACCTCCCTGACAGGGGTTTTTACCACCGCCCAAACGCTCTTCAAACATTAAAGACAAAGCCGCTTAAATAGCGGCTTTGGTGTAGTTGGCTTTTATTTGTCGGTTGGCTTGTTCTAGCCAACGTTCCACTTCATTCAAGGTCATTTCTTCCAATTCACTAGGTTGAAAACCGAACCAAAAGGCTAAATCCGCCAACGCCGCATTCAGGCTTTCTTCGCTTACTTTCCCTTTTGCATTTTCTCAATGATTTTTGCCGCGCGTTGGAAGTCCGCCATATCCATCTCATCAATATCTTCCGGTACCAAACCGGTAACGATAGCCAATAAGCTCACGCTTTGTTCTGCTTCGGTTGCACCTTGCATTTTGCGAATATCGCGTACTTTAGGACGACGGATTTTTAATTCAGTGAGGGTGTTGCCTTGCCCGTCCTGAATTGGGAAATCAAGGGTGAGAATAGTTTCAGACATAAAAAACTCCTTAGTGAATAAATAGGTATTAAACTTCACTAAGGAGTGTACTAAAGTGCGGTCGGTTTTGATTTTAAACTTGATTAAAGATTACTGCCCGATATTACTGCGGTATTTTTGCAAAATATCTTCGCCGGCAACGCGGTATTGATTGCTAAACGCATCGTAAAACAACACTTCCTTGCCATCAATGACCTGTTTAAGACTGTGTACTTGATAGGTCATCGGGAACTCTACCGCTTCTTTCTTGTACTCCCCAATATTGACCTTGCTAAAGCTCACATTCATCGTCATCACCAACGGCACTTCCGCTGCCATGCCGGCTGCATTGAACACGCGCACATTGGCACGCACCATCAACTGGGCATTTTTGAACGGATTACCGGCTACCGCCGCCACTTCGGGATAAAAGCCGTCCCAAGTGATTTCGCCCTCTAACGCGTTGACTTTGCTTGGCAGTTTAATTTTGCCGATTAAGCCAAGGTTATCGTGTTCAACAAACTCCACCTCGAATTCGGGAGTTTTAATGGTCTTGGCTTTGCCTAAAAAGCTATTGCCGTTAATGTAGACATTGGCGTTATCTACTTGATTGATAATTGCGCTCATCTACTCTCCTTATGCGCTACGCGCCAAATTAACCAAATATTTACGGGTAACCACACTGGTGTTGGTGATCCGCTCTGCCGGGATTTTCGGCGTAAAGTCATATTGAATCGGCACCTGACCCTTGCTAAACGCGTCCACTAAATTGGCGTCAGGGTCAAGACTTACACTAAAACCTACAATTGAGCGCAGGGTGCTCATGTAGGTTTCCACTGTGCCGAGCAAGCTGTCTAGCAACGCCTCATCAATTGGTCGGTCAACATATTGCAACTCCACGCGGCGAATGCTTTCGTCGATTAAATCCGCCGTGCGTTGCACCACCTCAAAGTTGCTGATGTGGGTCACGGTCGGATAGCACGCCAAACGGTTGCCCCATAATCTAAAGCCCGTACCGTAACTGTTAAACACCGTGGTAATCCCCACCGCATTTAAGCGGTTGGTTTCCGATTGTACGTCGTCCACTCGGGCGGTGAGCGGGATTTCTGTTCCGATAACGCCTTTTAATTGGCGGTTGGAGATACTAAACCAGTAGCCTTGCTCCACATCGGTCAACATCCGCAACCCCGCTGCATGGGTTGCCAAACTTTCCAATGTATTTCGTTCGCCCACTACGTACGGGAAGAATAACTGCGTACGGTCACCGGAGGTTTTAAAGTTAATGGTTCCCTCCGGCCCACGACCTGCAATCGCTTTAGCTAACGTTGTTCCCTTCGGTGCTTGAATATAACAAATCGCATTGATTTTCCCCGCTAAGGTTTCCAGCGCAGTCGCCATCGTAGCCGTTTTATCATATTGCGGACAGATTAAGATTTTGGCGTCTGCCCCGAACAGGTTAAACCCGGCACGCAACATTTCAAACCCTTTGCGTGCACCGGTGCCGGTATCAATTCCGCCTTTAATATCTTCTTCCGTAACTTTGGTCGGGTCGGCATAAGTGTATGTGGCTTTTAAGTTTTCTTTCTTGGCCGTTAATTTGATTTCACCCGTCAATAAATCGACATGATAATCGGTGTTAACAGTTAATGTATCGCTGCCGGCTTTAAGGCTAAACTCAATTAGTCCGGCATATGCCGTTTTAGCCGATAACGTATCCGCATCCGGTGTAATAACTTCGTCTGTCACCGTAGTGCGGTGCTTGGTCGGGTCTAACACATTGATAACATACACCTGACCTGCTGCATAACGGCTTAAAATATCTAATGCGTCCGGGAGCGAGTAGCCCTTATCTTTTAAATCGCCAAATTGAGCAAAGTCTTTTTTACTGATACACAATTTAAGCGTGTTCACCTCACCTATCGGCGCGCTGCCCACAATACCGATAATGGCACTGTCCACTTGGCTGACGGGCACTGAGCCGCCATTAACCCGAATTGTCTCCGAGCCGTGATGATATGCTGCTGTCATAAAGTCTCCTATTTTTTGGTTAATTTCGGGTCGAGCGGCTGCCCTTTGCGGCGTGTAATAACCTCGACTAATTTTGGTAAATTCTTACATTTAACGTTTTGTAACTGCACTGTTTCGGTTTGTAATACCAGCTGATATTGCCACGTGCCGGTATCCTCACCCTCGAAATGCTCTTCGATTAAGTAACACTCAGAGCAATCCGGCGGTTTAAACCCGACTATTAACAAGCGCAATCTATCCAACAAATCCAATGCGCCGTAATCGTTATGTAAATTGCGGGTGATGACGGTTAACACAATATTCACGGTGCGGGTTTGACTGACAATATCGGCTGCGCGTAATCCACCAAATTTAGACGCGACATAACTAATTAACACCGCACCATTCGGATGAGCTAAAAAATAGTCGTCCAATTTATCCGGCATTAATTCTATTTCCCAGTCCGTTAAATGCGCCTTTAAATGGTCTTTAACGGCCATTAAAATCGGCAATGTCGCACTCATTAATAACCGTCCGTATTTAACTTCTCTTTGGCGCGCACTCGATATTCCCCGCTGTCTTTCAACACATCACCATATTGATCACGTTGCCCGTTGGCTGACGGAGCATCGTCAAACCCGGCAATCCCCAGATGCAGCTTGCCTTGTGCAATTTGCTCCAGCTCTTTTATGGTTTGTTGATAGGTTTTCTCGACGGTCTCCGGTATCTTCATTTCCGGGCGACGGGCATACAGCCAATGCCGCGCCAAATACAGGCAATGGCTATGTAACACTGTTGGCACCTCGGCAAGCGGTAGACGATAACGTCCCCGCAATGCCGCATCAATACGCTCGCACGCTGTTTTAATTGCCTGCTCTAGCACAACAAAATCAACATCGGTCGCTTGATAATCGTCATTGCTCAATTGGATCAGGGTTTTTTGGCTAAATACGGCAACTAACTCGTGCGTGGTGATATACATTACTGCGCCTTTTTGCTTTTACTTTTTACGTCTTCCTGTGCCGTAGCTTCCGCCGTTTCGGTTGGCTTTTCCGCCTCCTCCGGCGCAGTGACTTCCACTGTTTCAGCAGGCTTTTCCGCTTCCTCCGGCGATTTGCCGGCTTCTATTTCTGCGTCAATCGCACGGGCTTCTTCTGCAATATCTACCTCACCTGCCTTCACCTCCGGCACCGATTCACTTTCCGCCCGTTTGAGGTAATATGCCAGCTTTTCAAATTCAGGCTCTGTTACTTCAATTTCAGTGCCGACCGGGTAGTGTTGGTTGTTATGCCATAAGGCCGTATGTGCGACCACTGCTGAAATCAATAAGGTTTTATCCATGTTGCTATCCTCAAAATAATAGATTTTTCAACCGCACTTTAATTAAGTGCGGTCAATTTGAATTAGGCGGTGATGCACTTAGTCATCAGATAACCGGCTGATTTACCCACTAAGTGCGGTTTGTGAATATCGGTCGTACGTACAACTTCAATTTTTCCACCGTTTTCTTTGTAGGTATCAACAAACAGGCCCTTATTACGACGCACTGTGTAACCGTAAGACGGTTCATATACGGTGCCTTTGCCTTGTGTTGAGCGCGGTGCCACATAAGCTAATACTACGGAATCCGTCCAAATATCTTTTAATTGGCCACTTGTTTCATATACCGCTTCACCAATTTTCACGGTGTCAATCCCGATAAGTTTCGCAAACACTTCCGGTGTCACAATCGCCACCTGCGAATATTTCAGTTTTTCGATAACTTTCGGATGTTCTTTCAACACCGCCCATACATCACCGGCAATTACACACACATTCGGCTTACGCCCGATAGCGCGTTTCACAGCGCGGATCCCCGTATCAAAAATACCAAATATGTCCGCTTGGTCGCTGGTAAATTTAGACGTGCCGCTTAATGCTACTTTGTTAGTAGTATCGTAGTTGCTTTGATTTTGCGCCAACGTGGCTACTTCTTTTTCGCGCCCTAACGCAATCACATCTTGTGTGGTATTTAATGCAAATTGACGCAAAGAGAAAATCGCTTCATTTTCTTCGCGATAATCAATGGCATATTCCACATCGTGCTCTTCCAACGCCACGTCAATCGCCGAAATATCTTCTGGATCTAAGCGGTTGGATGTACCGCGTAAACTACGCACTGTGGTCGGCAAGCGAAACGCTAAACGCCCGAATTGAGGGATTTTCCCTGCTTCTTTTTCAATTTCTACGGTTGGCATTAAGATTTCGCCGACCAGTTCATTGTTGTGATAACCTTGTGCAAGTTCCGTTAAAACGGGGTCTTGTACACGTAATTTTTTCAAGTCATGTGCTGCCATTAACAAGCTCCTTATTTGTAAATCGCGTTAAATGCCTCGGTGTAACCCACACCGTGTTCTTTCATGTATGCCCGGATTTGCTTATCGGCTTCAATGGATGCCGGGTCGGTTCCTTCTGCATATTCCACGCTACCGTCTTGCGGTTCTGCGGCCTTATCCTTAGTGGCAAATTCAGCAAATTCGACCGCTTTTGGTAAGTCGCTTAAAAAGGCTTTTAATTTGCCTTTAAAGTCATCTTCGCCGAACTCGGCACTGCCAAATTCGGTATTAAGTAATGCTAACGCCGCATCTTTTTGCTTCGGCGTTAATTTGCCTTCAGCAATCAATCCCTCGGCAAATTGCGCATTTTCTGCTTCTGTTTGGGCTTTGGCGGCTTGTGCCTGTGCTGCTTTTAATGCGGCATTCTCAGCTTTCAGCGCGTCAATTTCCTCTTGTGTCATATTGGTTTCTCCTATGGTTTCATTTTGGGGTTGGGTAATCTGTGGCTGTGCCTCGTTAAAGTGCGGTTCATCTTGTAAGAGTTTTTGATAACGTCGCTCTTCTTCACGCACCGCTTCTTCGCGTAATCCTTGCACTTGCCAAGCCGGTAAGACTTCATCAGCTTTTTCTAGGCCAAATTGGCTAATAAAAAAATCGCGCAGTCGTGACCAAAGGTTTGCCTGCTCCCAGTCGCCAAATTCAACAAAGTCATCCGGGGTGTCGTTAAATACCGGGTCGGCCAGCCCTTTTACGGCAGGTGGCATGGCACCCAAAAAACCGACATGGCGTAGATACCAACCTTCAGGTTTAGGATTGCCCGCGCTGTTAGGGCGGTAAAAGGCGGCAGAAATCTTTTTAAACTTGCCTTCTTTGACTAATTCGGCAAATGCGGCATCTACCTGTTTTGGCTTAACTTTCAGGACATCATCGTCTAATATCAACTCTTCCGCCCAGCCGTAAGCCGGCGCGTCCATTTTAGGATGGCCAACGACCAGCGGGGCCTCGTGGTATTCTGCGGAGTAATTATTGACGACGGCTTGCAGGTCATCACGGGTAATGGTGACTTCAGCGCCATTTGCATCCTTGTGGGTGCCTGCTTTAAATATTTCGATGAGTTGCATATTGATACGCCATACTATCCTCGTTCATTTTGGGTCATTATGGCGCAGTGTGATGTAAACGGCTTTTAAACTGGTTTAAAGATTTAAGGGGGGATTTAACGGGATTTTATCAAAGACACAAAAATAACATTCACAATAGCGTTTAAAAACGTTCAAACCCCGTTCAAAAACGTTCAACTATTTTTAAATGATAAATCATACGCTATCATCATTAAAACGGCTCTATGCGCGTTTTAGGGCGTATTTTGCATTTTAATGCTTAACGGGTTACTTTGGCAATTGCTCGACTTAGGTGTGCCGTGGCCTTATCTAATAACAGTTTTTCATCATCATTAGACACGCCCAACCAAGGACGGGGCTTAATCCCGCTTCCTCGTCCGCTGGATTTGTTCGAGCCATACTGATGCACGCGGGCGTATTTCATCGGACTGCCAAATTCCACTCCTTGGTCGTCGTAATTATAGGCGGTACGTTCACTCAACGCACCATCAAATTTTAAAATGCGTTTGCCCTTGCCTTTTCGGTCTTTATAAGCAGCATATCGCGGTGATAACGGCTCCCACTTTTTCCCGTTCGGCGACCGTTGGTCTTTAAAACGCTGGTCGTGGATCTTTTTCAAGGTTTCGCCCAACAAACCATATAATTTGCGCGGTTGTTGTAACTGTTTGGCAATTTGTTCAAGTTGAGATTGGGCTTTAAGATGATTGAGGGTGATTTTGATCACTGACTTTCTCCATTAAAAAAGCGCAGTAATGTTACTACGCTTTGAATTTCTGATTTTTTTAATAACCTGCTAACTTATTTTTCAGTGCATAACCTTCCAATTGCCATAATTTACTAAAGGCATTTTTAAAGGCAATTTGTTCACCAATTTCTTGGTTGTAAAGCGCCGGGGAAACACAGGCGGATTCTCCTGTCACCGTGAAACCATTACGCAACGTTAAAACACAAACAGTGAGTGTTTCCGTTAAACGATGGAATTGTTTACCGGTGATAATAGATTCCAAATGTTCTTGTGTTACACGTTCAATCATTTTCGTTCTCCTATTGATTAAAAAATTAGTTGGGCGTATAGTGAGGATATTGCAGTAGGGGTTACCAACTGGAAAGGGTCCAGGGTCAAAAGACGGCTGATTATCCTGTTCGAATCAGGCAAACTACTGCAATGAACCCCATAACACTTCAAACGCGCCTAGTTGGGTAAAATCTTCAACTACACTTGCTGTTCTAACCACATTCAACTTTTGAGCAAGTTTCTTGCCACTTAATTCATCTTTAATTTTTACTTCATAATCCATTTTGATAGCGACTTTACCTTTCTCCGTTTCATAGATAAATAACAGCACATCGCCAGCGTTTTTATTGCGTTGCTGTTCTTTCGCTTGCAACAAAATCGCCTTTGGATTTCTCAACTTCTCCGGCAGCCGTTCCCAAAATTCAATCGGCAAGTTAATGCCTTTGGCTTGTTTGGTATCACGTAAGGCGTGCAATACATCTTCATCTCTAACTGCAATCACGGCAGATTGCGGAGTTTTCTCAAGTGCGGTCAATTTATCAATCACTTTGGATGGAATAGCGCCTACGTTTTTTATTTGTCCATGTGCCATTTTTTCGCTGGTGACCGTATCGACCATAGACTTCATTGTCTCGTTTAACATCATTACTGCGCGCGGGTTTTGTAATACATTTTCGATAAGTAGGCTGGCGAGCTTAGGTTCAGCACTTATGAACTTGTTAAACAAAAGCTGATCTACGTCCGCATTTCGACCGGCGGTCAAACGTTCAAAATTATGCGGGGCAAACCCCACATCATAACCTTTCGGAACGCGTACCATGCGCGGATTGCCGGAGCGCACGCCCACCAGTTTTTCTTGCCATTCAATTTCGGGCGATGGACTCACGGTTTTGCCCATCTCTTTCAAATCGTCTTCATCGTGCGCGGTTACAGTACAGTGGCAACCGTAGGCTTTGATAGGGTAGTAATAACGCCAAAACGGATCGCTCGCCGGTAAAATTGTACCGTCTAAGTCAATATGTTCTTGTCGTGGGTGTGCATTATCGTGGTGGTGATATTCCCAATAGGGCATTACATCAGCGAGATCTAAATGTTGTTGCAAACGCCCTCTATTGTAAGCGGCGTACACGTTAGTATCGTAAATAATGCGCGTGCGCCAGTTGCGCCCGCCGTTATATTGCCAGCCGGTATTTGCCACAATCTC